TTAAACAAATCTTCCGTATGGATTGGTATTGTATCCTTTCGAATTTAACACACCAGCTTTCATCCAACGACGTTCACCTGTTGAAGCACTAATCCAACTAATCCAAACGAATCCTTCACGTTTTACATATCCGTCGTATTGAACGGACATTCCGTTAGAGTAGTACAATCCAGTATCAATGCCTTTTTCTGTAGGTGCTTTTCTAATCTTTAAAGTAGTGTTTGGATAGAATGTAGCACTTTCTCTATTAAAATCAGAAGGAATACTGTTTAATACAGTCGGTGTTGATTGAGCACTTCCTCCAGGAATATGAGGGTCTGTATCAATACCTGTATCATTTGTCCACCCGATAGCTACTCCATTACGATCTACACGATACGGATATTTGGCACCTTTAATCACTCTACCAATCGTACCATTCCAATCGCCTTTATAAACTTTACCTGTACCATAGCAATTGACACTTAATGTATTTGTGCAGATAGGTGTACTAACTGAGTACTTCTCACCACTTGGAGTGCTTGGACTACTTGGTTGCGTTGGCGCTACAGTCTTACCATCTAACCTAGCATTTACTTCTTGTGCTAACTGTGGCATTTTCGAATGCAAATAAGGGCCCGGACAAGCGGTTGCAGTAAACATTCTATGTTCGGTTAAGCTGCCATTCGCATTACCAGTGTAATTCAATCTGAATCCATATCGTTTACATACATCCACGCATAGATTTACCAATGCATTCCATGCTTTTGGTGAGATCGTCCACGTATCTGTGTTATCGTTAGCAATCTCAATGGTAATTGATTGACAATCATTGTAGTAATTACTTGATGTCCATGCACGATTTTCTTCGTCGACATTCGCTACAATTGTACCATCTGAACCAATACAGTAGTTGGCACTAGCTTCCCTTCCAGATACCTGAAATGATCTAGCACAAGTCTCTGCTGACCATTTACAAGCCATATGATGCGGTGTAATCTTACATACTTTGTAACCTCCTCTACCGCGCATATAGTTGTCTGCACTAGCAGGAATATATTTATTTGTTAAGCTTGAGTATGACATTCTTCTTCACCATCTTCTTTACCATTGCTCAATTCTGTTTGAGCTTCTTCTGGTAAATCTTCAAATTTTACTTCTTTTTCTTTATCACTCATCATTATTCCTCCTCTGGTACACTAATTTCAGGCAATCCACCAATACTAGTTAATAACGAAACAACACCCGACAAAACCGCAGACGAAATTACAACTCGCCAATCAACAGCTTCCAACAATGCAGATGCTCCAATGACTCCTACTGCTGTCTGAGCAATTGTTTTTAATGCTCTAATACTTGCGTAGTAGCCGTATTGAACCCACCATTCTTTACTATATTTTTTCATTTACAAATACCTCCTATCCTAATAATAGTATTTAAATCGTTTGTACACTGTACAAAATAAAAGACCGTATTTAACGGCCTTATTGATACATATTAAACATGTCACGTATATGTGTCTTAATCATTGTTTTTTCTTCATCTGAATCAACGCATCCATGAATCATAGTTACGATTTGTTGCATACATTTCATAGTCTTATCTAATTCACGATGAGACTTTTCCAAATCCATATCACCTTTTGTACGCTCATATTCTTCTTTAAAAGCTTTATATTTTTTCAAATGTTCTGCAAGCTTATAAACAATATCTTCTGTTTCTGGATCATGAATATTATATCCATCATTATCTTCTTTTAATCGGGCCACAGTTGAAACTCCATCTTTCCCTATCTCAATTTGATATTTATTTCTCATTGCTTCTATCGTTTCAATATCTTTGATATTATCCAAAGCTTGAGATAATGCATGGAAATAAGATTCTGCATATCCATATTTCTCTAACATGTTTACTGACTCATGCATTATCTTTTCATTAACTTCCATTGCTTTGTGCATATTTTTCACCTACGCAATCTTTTTAATGATAATATTTGCATTTTGAACAGATAAATCCAAGCCACTGTTATTTGCTAATGCAATTGTATAAGATGCGCCACATGGAACTTGAATCAAAGTGTCTCCACTTACATTTCCATACGCACTTGCAGTTGCAACAGTATAAATAGATTGTGTTCCACCAATTACTTCTCCATTTTGCTCAAGCACTAGAGAAGCTTGTCCTGCCGCTGCACTCGTAATATCAGCGGTATAAGTTACTTCATAGATACCTTGCTTAGTAAGTGTAAACAATCCACTTCCTAGATCATGAGCAAGCCAACCTTTACATGGGCACTGACAGGATTTGCTTCTTACACGATCAGTAGGAAACAATACATTATTTGAATTATCGACTGTCTGAACAGCCGTAGCAATACTATTAATCATTTTTTATCCTCCTATTAAAATAGGGATAGCCTTTTGACTATCCCATTAAATCCAAAGGCAATTGCCTAATCACATATGTGCTAGATTATAAGTTGTTGTAGCCATTACATCCACATCCGTTGTTATAAGCGTAATATGGTGAACATGTAATGTAAGCTGGTTTTGGTGTTGGTTGCAAAGTATTAATGATATTTGCAGATTGTGCCTGTTGACTTAATTGGAAATTAGCCGTCAATAAATCACGGTCACGATCAGCTAAACGATCACGTAATTCTTGCATAGTGTTAGCATTGATCAACGCACGTGTTGCTTCACCTTCTGAATGAATTGCTGTTGTAATGTCACAAGTATTTTTGAAACTTTGAGCATTTACATTGTCAATTGCTCGTTGAGTGTTGCAGCAACATTCTTGTTGCTGAGCTTGCAAGTTTTGAAGTCCTAACTGATTAGTATAGCGACTTTCTAATACATCACGTTGAGTTTGACAACCTGTTTGAGATACATTTGTGTTTGTGTTAAAAATGTCTCGTTTAATGAATTCTTCATTTAATAAAGAATCATTTGTTAGGTTTCCGTTGCCATATCCTCCATATCCAAATAATACGAAGATTAGCAAGATCCAAATCCACCAACCTCCTCCGTCTCCAAAGCCGTCATTTCTTTCGGCTAAGTTGTAAGTTGGTTGAATTCCCATTCCGTTTTCCATCATATATGTTCTCCTTTCTTTCTATAATAACGGTTTAGCCGTTGTTACCTGATTCCAAACTGTTTTGCCATTTGTTGAAGTTGTTGTTTTTGTTGGGGATTTAAATTACCCATCATCTGATTTAAAATCGCTTGTGGATTTTGACCACTGTTCATAAGCATTTGAAATTGTTGAAATGCTTGTGGATTTTTCTGTGACAACATGTTCATTAACATTTGCTGGGGATTACCAATATTCATCATGTTAATTGGATTCATATTTCCCATAATACTTTTTAAAGGATTCATTTTGTTGCTCCTTTCTTAGGTTGTTCATTAGTTTGTCTTGGTGGTTTACTTAATGCACCTATCAACTCATCTAATTTCTTTTCAATTCCGTCCACACGATTTTCGATACTGTTAGAAGTATCTTCCGTGATTTCTTCAAATTTAAATTTTTTAAATGTTCCATCTAAAGATTTCATATAAAAAATAGATTTATTGTTATCAAATAAAATCGTTGGTAAATTTGCATTCGCAAAGTTTCTAGCTTCCTGCTCATCGTTCACCCATTTTCCATTAAAATCAAAATTACCTTGCTGTTGTGGTGTAATCTGATTATTAATATTGATAGGTGGAATATTTGCATACTGTTGTACTTGCTGAATTTGTTGATCTATCATTTGTCTTTGTTGCATCAAACTGTCAATTCGTGCTTGTGCTGGATTATAATTGTTATACATTTCAACCACCTCTTTACGCTTTAATTATATGGTTACGTAATAAATAATTTAATACTCGAATAATACTCATAAAATACCCAAAATAAAATGAGCAACCATTATAGATTGCTCACATATTTATCGAACATTTTTCTTGCTTTGCATACTCTGTTCCTTATGGTTTGTACTTCCATATGTAATGCATCTGCAATTTCGGTACATGACATGTCATATACGTATCTCATAATCAAAACCTGTTCATATTTCTTTCTTAATCCAACAGATTTGATAAGTATTAATGCATCATTAGGACGTACCTCTTTTAATCTGTTAGCTTTGTTTATATAAACCACCGCCTTAATTAAATTCGTTGGTTTTTAACTTCGCAAGAGCAATTATTCGCATGATCATCTTTCCAATAACCACGACAAACAATAGTAGAATAAAGAACAATAATTACTAGGATTAAAACCGTAATAATCGTTCTACTTGTTTTATAGTTTCTATCAATTAATTTTGAGCAAAAACCATAAATGTTATCTACTTTTTCTTCTACATTTTGAAGTTTTTTGTTTGCATCTTTAATATCCATTTTTATTACGATCCTCCAACGCTTCTACACGTTTAAACAAAGTAGTTATTTGTTCTTTTATTTGAGAAAGTTCAACTTCCATTGAATTACTTCCTTTTTTAATTTCTGAAATTGAATCCTTTATATCACTTAAATCCGATTTAATATGCTCCAATTCATTCTTAAAAAATGCCATATTGGATATTTGCTCTCCATCCATCTTGCGTGTGCCACGATTATACGTAATAAATGCAATTACAAGCATGCATGCAGAAATAATAACACTAAGATATTCACCACTCATATTCGTTTTCCTTTCAAGTTTTTATCCTATTTAAATGCAACAATTTACTAATTTCTTATTTAGTTAATTAGACATTATCCAAGACGAACATTTTTCAGCAAGTAAAATATCCCCCTTTTCATTTTGATGCAATTTATCAGAAAGTAGGTTTAAACGATAAAATTTATTATTGTAAATTATTTTTTATGTTGCATCCAATAAGTGTTATTTTTTTTATATTTCCTACAAACTTTGTTTGAGCTGTAAAAAAAACACCTATGCAATTTAATGTACCAGATGTAATGTGAAAATCTTCCTTAGTAATTCCAGCCGGCAAATAAGAATGACCACCGAACATATTTATAAATGAGTCAGTATTTTCTCTTACTAATAGAATATTTTCATATCTTTCAAATCCGCAGTTAAATAAACTAACAAATGATGTTCGTTTTACTTCAATACATCTATTCACGCTATCAAATGCACTATTATTTATAGATAAATTTGATAATATACCATCGGAATAAATCCCATAGTTTGCATTATTACCATTTTCTTTATATAAAAAAACGCAATCCTTTATAGAAACCTCATAACACGAGATATCAGTTTCTTCTGTTTTCAAAAATTTAATTGCATAAGTATAGTATTTAAATTCAATATCTTCTAGTTGATTACACCAACTATATGAAAAAGAAATACAAGTATTAAAATATCTTATTTTTAAATGTTCAAGATATATTCTTGCGTTTGATCCCATGAATTTTATACCAACAGCAGTGCCTTCATTCGTATAACCCTCAATGTGAATATTACTAATAGTTACATCAGTTACACCTTTAATGATTTGAATACTAGTTTTATCAACTGAACCTTGAGGAACTCTTTGATTAGATTTATTATATTTTACAAGGCATAATATTTTTCCACCGCCATATATTTTAATGCTTTTGGAAATTGCCAAAGTCTCGGAAATATAATAAATTCCGCTTAATATAATTGTACTAAACTCAGAGTTAAATGCTTTTTGCAATGCTTTGGTATCATCGGTAATACCATCACCAACTGCTCCAAACATTTCAACTGGTACTCCATGCTTTAATATATCTTCCTTTAGTGAATTAACTTGTGATTGCAAATTATCATTTTGCTTATTTATCATATTTGATAACTCAGTATAGATTTGTGCAATTCTATCTTCTTCCTCACTACTAGGTGTATAAGATTTAATATAAATTCCATCAGGTGTAATTACAGATGCAATTTGTGTAGACCATCTTTGATCAATTACACTTGAACTATTTTTAGTCATAACTGCGCTCATCGCAAAATGTAATACTCCTGAATTTTTCAAAGCATCAAATGGCACTTTCCATGAAAATTCACAAGTATCATTATTAATTGTTTTGTTAATCGCAATTGACTGGCCTTTAACTCCCCTAGAATCAATCCAATTTATATAAACAATTGAATCTTGCATTTTTTGAATATCAGATAACGTGTTTTTGATTCTAAATTTAATCAGTTTAGAATTTCCATCATATTGCACTCCGAACAATCTAGATACATTATTAATATTAATAGTATGTGTATCTGTATCAATCGTAAGATATTCATCATCATAATCATAAGCAACCGCATCAAAACTTAGTCTTGCTTTTAATCCATCCATTCCTAATCTCCTTTCACTTGAAGAATTCCTTTTAACGGTGTTTCTTTAATTCCATTCACATCAATACGAACCATCCAATTATAAACACCAGCAGAAAGTTCATCCGTTTGGCAAATCACCTTCAGAGATTCATCAATTGGAATTTTAATCAATTCTTTGCCATCTTTATAAATAATAAACTCTAAAGAATCATCCTTACCAGGAACAAATAACTGTCCATTCTTATACTTAATCAAAATATCTGTATAGATTGTATCTCCTTGATTTATGAAAATATGATCTCTTTTAATTTCCATTCTTTATTCCTCCTTATAAGGTATTGCCTGATGCCATTCCAAGCCATCATATGCACTTAATCTAACAAGGTTATAAGTATCTCTATTTCCTACGCCAGAAGAATATGCAGTTATTCCACTATCTAGTTTTGGTTTATTCATTCTTCCAAGAGCCATGGAATACCCCCGTTTCCATGTTCCTCCAACAAATACCCACGCTTCCATATAAGTGAATGTTGTGTTAAATTTAAATTCAAACGGTTTGCTGGTTCGTCCAAGTGTATCTTCTATCGTTACTTCAAAGTCAAATTCTAAGTTTTTAGGCAGATTATTGTATGTGGTACTCGTTCCTTCAGATACTTTGTAATTTCCACGCGTTCCCCACGTACAAGATTTTACATGAGTATCATCTGACGTATGCACAGTAAGTGTTACGTTGTCATACTCTGAATCAACTTCCGTTATTACAAAATCAACACTTTCAATGTTTATTTCAGGATAATTCTCTAGTGTGGTTGCAGTTAATATTTTTTGGCTAACATACGATCCACTTAAATCAGCTTTCCATACCTCAACATGATATTCATACTGTGTTTTTTGTGTTAATCCATCAACAGTTAAAGATCCATTTAAATTGTTTGAAATAAACAATCTTTTATCTTGCGAGAATACTCTCAAACAATACAAATTGTATGGATTGCTTTTTAATTTTCCGTTGATAACTAAAGATTCTACATCAATATCAGATATAGATGTTTCAAACTCAGGCACTGAAATCAAAGGTGTTTTTACACTGGCTGTTCCACTTAAATTTGGCCATCCACTAATACTACAATTCCAAGAAAAACTACGTTGCCTATTACATCCCATAGCTTCATTTATTTCACCAGGAATATTTATCCACCCTGTATCTTGTGTATAATATCCATAATTCATGTATCCTGACCACGTTAATCCACCAAATTTAACAGTATTCGATGCCTGGATAGCGAATTGACCTGTAATCTTAAACCGAACATTTGCTTTGTATCTTAAATTAGGATAAGAACCTTCGTATCGCTCGTTGTACACATCAAATGATACGCGCAAGTATTGGTTATAGTCTAAATTTGCTACAATCCCCATGTTCTACTCCTTGTATTTGATATAAATATCACCTTGCTTGTCCGTTGATAAAACAGTTGGATCACTTGTTCCGTAACGCACATTTACAGTCAATTTTAACTGTTCTTGGAATTTGCTAATATAATCTTCTAAAACTCTGATGTATTCTCTTTGTTTTGCCATCAATTCAATAGCATTTCTAAATTCTTCTTTAGATTCCAAATCAAACGCTATTGCCATATTTTCAATTACATTAATTTTAATAGGAACAGACGTTACGAATTCACCACTCATCAGAACATTGATTTGGCATTGTACTATGCCAACCTCAGCAATAATCTGTTGGAATATTTTTGAATCTGAAAATTTAATTTCGTAAGCATTCGAATTTTGAAATCTAGATACAGATGTAGCATCCATACTAACCATTAATCCACTAGGCTTAGTAGCCCATAATGTAGCGGTTAAGCTATCATCCGTATACGCTACTTGATCAGTGATAATATCGTCACTGACGAATACATCCAATCCTCGTCCTGTATCACCTTGTACCATTTCAACTATAGGCACAGATGTTTGCTTAGTTAAGCTTACAATTACATTTGAATATACAATTGCCATGTTATACCTCCGTTTCCAAAATAAGAGTAAGTTCATCTGGCATTTCTTTGATTAAATCATATGTCATTTTATTTAAATAAAATCTTTCTCTTTTACCTGAATTATTTGTATCTACATAAATAACATCATTCAGTTTTAATTGATTCGCATTAGGAATGTTTGATCCAAACAATTTTTCAAATTTTATAGTTGTTTCCGTATCCGGATTTTGCAATTCATTTTTTAAATCTTTTCCTGCTATGTATCTTAAATATGCTTGCAAATTAGATTCGTTTTTAAATACGCCAAACGTAGATTTTGAAGCCGACGAATCATCAGCCATTAATTTAACATCCGAATATTCTTTTACTTCAATGCGGTGTATTTCATTCTCATCCCATTTACTAGATTTAACTATCTCGTTATTTGGCAAAATTCTTCCATTGTATGCCTTTGGAATTATTCCAGTAACAACATTTTCCATAGATACTTTTTTTGTGTAGTCAACAATTTCTTTATAACCAACATAGAACTCTTTTGGCTTTAACGCTGCTTTATAACCATTAGGTTTGCCAAAATAACAATCATAATTATCAAACATCGCAACATATCTATGTTCTTCGCATTCAGGCCATCTGTTCATCATAGAATTATCTTCACTTCCAAACAGACATTGAATCAAATTATAACGAATCCAATAGGCTGTCTGTGTTGATTCCTTATCCTCAAATTGCCAACAAAGACTTTGTGATTTGTTACCTATTCCGTGTGAATATAGTTGTATTTTCACTCCTTGCGTTAAACCGCTTCCATCACCGCCTGGCCACCAATTGTAGTTTTTATCGGTAGGTCTAACGATTTTATATCCATTAGCTTCTGGCAAATAGATAAGTCCCCAATAATCTTCCCAATGCATATTTGTATTCGATGGATTATTTCTAAGCCAATATGTTTCGATTTTAGAATAATTTTTGTCTTCATAATTCTCAGCACATATCCATCTGCATGAGCATATCGACATAAAAGACCAGATTTCATGAATTCCATTAATTTCATCCGAAAATTTTTTTAAAACAAATGTTTGAGCAGGTGAATTGTTAGCTTTAAACATTTCTAATTGTGTTGCTATATCCTCGTTTGCTGATGGAACATCTACACACAAATCAGTTTTATAAGCATTGTGAATATGTACTTCTCTACCATCTTCTGGCTTTATATTTTTGTAATCTTCGTACCACCTATCGCCATAAACATGATACGGATATTTAGATTTTGATTTTTCGATAATATCATTGGCAGTTTTAATAGCTCCATCCCACGTTGAATTCACTGTACGATCATCAAATACAAATATTTCTTTTTGAGAGTCAAAGAATATATGCGTTGCATAACATACATAAGTATCAGAAATTCTATTTTCTTTAAAATAAACTATTCTAAATAGTTGCGCTTTTTCAAAGTTTAAATCTACTTTAAAAACAGATTCTTCTGAAATTTTCATTCCCAATAATTCACTCTTCGGAAATTCAATTTCCACATACCAGATTGAGTTTCTTTCAAAAGTTGCTTTTGCGCTTTTACAGTTCTTAAGAACAATATTTCCATTTCGCTCAATCATTTGTTGATATGTTGTATTTTTTTTAGACAAAAATAAATGTATCATTATCAAATCTCCTTGAAATTTCTAAATATTTCAGTACGAATCAAACCAATTTCTGTATTGATAACTATGTCGTTTGATCCATATTCAATTTTTAAATTTTCAAATGATCCTTCTGTTTTTAACGTTGCATATTCGAAATATCCATTTTCATAAACAGTTTTCATATATGCATTTTCAGAATTTATTTCTATGTATTTAACAGCCAATGCATTATCAATGCTACCCGGTTGATAATAATTGTATTTTTTAGCAAACGGTTGATATATTTTAAAACTGCGGTTATGAGTAAGTGAAGTAATAGAAATCCAGCCAGTCTTTTCTGATGTGTTATAGAATTTATACGTAGGATATGACGGTTCGTAAAGATTTACAATTGATGTAATGTCAAATACCGAAATCTGCATAGGCCTAGCGTATTTATCAATATATCTATATCCATCAACGGTAAATTTGATAGTGAAAGAAAACATAAATCCATGCCATCTTTCTGAAATGTTATATTCTATGTTTTTAACTTTCCAAAAATGATCTGGATCTTCATCAGGAAATTTTAACAAACCTTTCCCTCCCGCAAAATATTTTTTAATATCGTACAACCTTTCATTTGCTTCTTTTTTGTTTTTAACTACAAAATTACAAGGAATCTCAATTGTTTTATCTTTAAGAACACCAGTGTGACGGTACGATGTTGTACCGTCTCCCATTTCTGATGTTTCTACAATTTCTTCCGAAAAAGGGATAATTGGAGCACTAGTTATCTTCACCAAATTCATAATATTCTTATAAATCGTATATGGTTGATTTTCCGGTGTGAATTGTAATGTATACATATTCTAAGCTACTCCTTTCCCTATATTTTTTAGCATATCTCGAATTGATACAATTTCTTGTACAGTATCTGTAACAACATTTCCGTCCAATTGCATAGGTTGTAGATTAATTGTTAGGTTAGTATTCATAACTGTATCAATAAGCTTATCTATCTTTTTTGAGATACCACTAATATTAATATTTGTTGCCTTAGATGTAGATTTAATTGCTGCACCCGTTACAAATGCTGTGTCCACTGTATCTACAGAAGCATATTGACTAGTATCGGCCAACGCTGCAATAGAATCTGCACTCATTGGAGCAACATCAGTAAGAACAGGTCTAGACATATCATCAATGTTTTGCTTACTAACATATCTATCTTTACTTACTTTAACTGTTTCTACCGTAAACGTTATTTTTTTCTTTGCTGCATTGTATAATTGTTCATATTGACTTTGTAGAGATTGAAGTTGATTCTTTGCGTTTTGTATTCCAGGAGATAATGCTTTACCCAGTTGTTGTGTATAATAATCACCTGTGCCTGTTGCAGCAGTTCCAGCACCTGACTTTCCTTTACTTAAAGCATTCACAACTTTTTTTTGTGTATCATCTGCTTTTCCTTCAGCTTTATTTAATGCTTTTTCCAAAGCATCAACTCCGCCGTTTCCAAGAATCTTCATTGCTTCAGAAACTGTGATATCACCTTTTGCAATGCCTTCTGCACAAAGTTTTGAAATTTGTTCGCCATCATATCCGGATTTAGTCAAAGCTTCTTCAAACTCAATTAGATTGTTAAGCATAGTATTAGCTTCTGATACACTTCCTGCATTTGAAATAATACCGTAAGCCATGCCTTGTGGAATATTAAGCCCAGCTGCACTTGCATTATCAACTAACTGCTGAAATGTCATCATAGATGCCACAAAATTACTTGCCGTTTGATAACTTTCTGTGCCATTCATGATTCCGCTTGTTAACTTTTCAGGAATTTGAATACCCGCTTCACCAGCTTTATCTATAGCACCTTGTAATGATTGTTTTAACGAATCTCCAATTTTTGTATAGCCACCCGTTTCTGCCTGGTTGTTGAGATCTAGTAAAGTCTTATTTGTTTCTTGCATTTTAGTTGCCATAGTTGCTAAAGAACCGTTTGCTTCATCTATTTTCTTTCTCAACTGCTCAATCTGAGTTTGATACTTTAATGCCTTTTCAGTGTCCCCATTTTTAAATGCTTGTGATTGTTTGGCTTTCAATTCATCCATCTTGTCATTTAATCCATGAACACTCTCTGCTACTTCACTATATTTCATCTGTTGCTTAATTAAAGATTTTGTTTGTTCTTTAATCGCTTCTGCATACGCTTCTTGTTTAGCAGCTTCTTGAACTTTTTGAATGTATTCTTCTAACGCTTGATTGTTTTCAAACACCTTGCCTGTATTGTCGGCAACTTTTCCTGTATTTGAGTCAATTGTTAAACCGAGATCAGGATAGATTTCATTCAATTGATTAACAGCTTCTTGCAACATTTGTTTCTGTATAGTATTTTTGTTTTCTACGCCATTTAATTGTTCAATCGTTCTCATCAAAGAATTAGACTGACTAATATTCTGTTCATTTGTAGCCAAAATAGTTTCTGTTTTTTCTTTATATTCATCAATTTTTTTATTGAACGAACTAACACTGTCTACAACTTTTAAATAACTTTGAGCTACTGCATCATTCTTAACAGCATTTTCTAAAGCTTTTTTATTTGCCTTTTCAAACATAGGAACTAACACTGCAATTTCAGCAGCTGCCAATCCAACAGCTATCCCAACTCCACCTAATGCAATACTTGAACTTTTTAATGCTTCAGTTGTAACTCCAGTTTTCTTAAACAATTTCGTCAATAATCCATTAGTTTTATCTACAGGACCACTTAAATCGTTTAGTTCACTTGCCGTTTTGCCAACCCATGAAGAAACTTTTCCAAATCCATTTGTCAACTTCTGAGCGCCACTAAATATTTTTCCTAATCCTTTTGCGGTAGGATATGATGCTGCGGTAAGCAACAATAGTTTAGCAATCGTTTCCTGCGTTCCATCATCTAGATTAGAGAATGCATTCGCTGTTTTCTTTACAACTTTTAAAATAGATGTAAGAGTAGGAGTAAACGCCTGGCCCAATTCATCAGCGGCTTGTTTAACTGCTTCCCATGTCTGTGACATTTGAGATTTTAATGTTCCATATCGCTTTTCTGCTTCAGTTGCCATGGCTGAATTCGCTTGCCATGCGTTTTGAGAAACATTTAATGCTCTAGCCAACACATCCGAACTTTGTGCCAAAGCACCCATTGACTGTGCTTGTCGTACTTCCTTAATGCCTAATTCATCCAATGTTTTTGTAACATCCGCCGATTTTCCAATACCTTCTACAAACTTTAAGAATGTTCCTGCTGCATCTTCTCCCCAAGCCTTTTGGAATTGTTGAGAAGTCATACCAGACACTTCTGCAAACTTTTGTAGTTTCTTATCTCCAGTAGAAACAGATAGATCAATTGTCTTTAACATTTTAGAGACAGAACTACCACCAGCGGCCGCTTCAATACCTAATGAAGATAATGCAGTAGATAATCCTAATACCTGGTTCGAATTCAAACCAACCATTTTTCCTGCAACACCTAGCCTAGTAGCCATATCCATAATATCCGCTTCAGTAGTAGAGAACTTATTTCCCAAATCTACGATTGTAGAACCTAAACGAGAATAATATGTATTCGTCTTTTTAGACTGCGAAACCATTACGTTTGAGAACTTGGCAATACTTTGTGCTGCTTCTTCACCAACAAGATTTGTAGTATCACCCAATTCTGTAATAGTTTTAGTAAATCCAACAATAGAATCTGTAGGGATACCCATTTGTCCTGCAAGTTCTGCATAATGTGCAATATCTTGATATGTACTCGATGTATTTTGTGCAAGATCTTTTAAGCCTGCATTGATTTTTTCAAACTGTTGAGGGGTTGCATTTACTGTTTTTGTAACACCAGTCCATGCATCTTCAAAATCAATTGCAGTTTTTGTTGCTCCGACAATAACCGCTGCTGACAACGCAGACAATGGTTTAATAGTTTCTGCAAATTGGTTTGCTTTCTGACTGGCAACACCAAATGAATGTGATAATTTTAATATATTTTCATTATCTGTAATAAAGCTTTTATTCAAACTCTTTAATTCATTGTTTAATGTTGCTGCACCAGCTCTTAGGCCATTAAACGTCCTTTGCGATTCCTCATACGTGCTTCCTAAGTCAACAAGATTTTTCTTTTGTTCCGCAATTTTTGCATTGTATTCCTTTTGCGAAGCACTATTTGCCTTCATAGAAACTGTAAGTTCTTTATTTCTAGCAGCTAGAGTTGAAATTGCGGTTTCACATTGTTCTGTAGTGTGATAACTATCACCAATCGCATCTTTCCATGCTTGGATTTGAGTTTGATTTGTCTTATATTCTTTTTGTAAGGCACTCATCGCCGATTCAGTGCTGTTTAATTTAGTCTGATATTGCGATAACGTGGCTTTTGATTTGTTAACTTGATCTGTCCATTGTTGTTGTGTTTTAGGATATTCTTTAAGCTTTTTGTTATAGACATCCAATTGCTTAGAAGTGCTCTGAATCTTATCCTTTAATAGATTTTGGTATGTTGCAAATGACGAGAAATCATTCGGATTTAGCTTCATCGAAGCTTTTAGCTTAGACATTGTTTTGTCTAATCCCGATGTTTCTCTTTTGATTTCATTTATCGCTTTCTGAAATCCTGTAGTATCTCCATCAATCTTTACGGAGATACCTTTTATTTGATTATAGCCTGACAATTTTAGTACCTCCTAAAATCTGTCAAAGTCTTCTTGGGTTGCCATACGTACGTTGGATTTCTTTTTATTAATGCTTTTTTCAGCTCGATTTGTCATGTTGTTTTTTGCAACAATTAAATCAAACATCATTCCAATATCCATATTGTCTATTTCATCCATTTTTAGCCCTAGATTCATGCATCCTAAAATTAATTCAGAATAGCTTGTTAATCTTTTTTTTTCTTATTTTCTTCATCTTTTTTTTCAGTTTCATCTTCAACTGTGGCCTTATTTGAATAAACGATTTTTTCAAATAAAATAACACCAATTAAAACAAATGATTCATAATCATCAACATTATCTACCATTACATTAAACGGTTCAGTAACCAAGTTATTTTTAACATCGTACGCTTTGATGCAGGCCCATAGTAAACGTTCAAAAAATTCCGATCCAACTTCTTTTAATAGAATGAAATATGCATTTTCATCCCCTCTGTCTTCATCTACCGCTTTTTTAATACCTTCATCAAAATTCATTTGCGCCTGTTGAATATCAATCAATAAATCACGATTGAATGTTTCTCTATAAATACGTGCTGTAATCCCTTTATATAGGACACCGTGTTCTTTACCTTCGATTTTTACTGTAGTTTCCATATAACCTCACAAAGAGGGGGTTGCCCCTCTTATAATGCGCTCACTTCCTTGCCATCATCACTTTGTACTTCTACCGGTGTACCGGCTTCATGGCTCACTTGGCTCACTTCACCGGCTTTTGGTGTAGGTAATTTTGGCGCAGTCGTAAAGAAACTAGTATAGTTTGTATCACCTTTTTTGCAGTCAATTTTTACCCATGCATGATCATCTTTTTCTACAGGAATAGCTGTAATATCCATAGTTGTTGTATTTGGATCAATACTTTCTTCTCTTGTTTCACCTTCAACAGATGGGCGAGCAAATACCACTTTGAAGAACATATGTTTTGTCGCATTTTTGTCTCCTTCAAATTGGAACATTAAGCCTACGTTGTTTGGTAGAACGTTAGCGTCTTCAGCCAAGTTACCTTCCTCTGTTTCAATATTATTAAAAATCATTTTTTTAATTTCATCTTCCAAGTATGTCATTTCAATACTTCCGGAATATCCATTATTACTGTTTGTTGTAAAATATGCAGTGTTGTCTGCATAATATGTATTTGTATCTCCTTCCGGATCTAGTGTTAATGATTTAGCACCTTTCCATGCTACAGGTGTACCATACGTAATATTTCCACCTTCTTCAGACTCAATAGGAACTACATGTACATTTTTAATTCCATATTTAACTTTGTTTGTATCTGCCATAGTTTTTATCCTTTCAAATATTTTTCGATTAAACTTGGCAGTTCTTTGATTGCGTTTGTTTCTCCATCTTTCCAGTGCTTAAATGCACGTGTACGTCTAGGAGTATTCCATAAATTGTGTCCGTTTTCTAGTAAATGAGTCAATGAATATTCATGGCCACTCGCATAAATAACACCGCGTGTATGTGCTAATTCACGTTCTATCTTATATGTTATAGATCTTTTATATTTGCCCTTTCTGCGCGTGTTTCTATGGTCTACATTGGCCTTAGCTTTAACAATATCTTTAGAATCTTTTGTAGTTTCTTCTACTGCTCTATCAATCTGCGCCAAAGAATGCTCTTTATATTCTTGAATCATCTTTCTAATTTCTGGCCCAAGCTGCGACATATCGCAATATACATCATTGACGGCCAACTAATGTCACCGTCCATTCTGTACAGTGTACTTTTTGAGCTTTTATATCTTCATCTGTGATAGTTTGGTATGGTATTTCTAATTCATCGAACATGTCTTCGATTTTAGCTTCTAATTCAAAATCTTTTTGATCAGTCACTAATCTATATATGTAAGTTCCAATCTTGCAATACGTTCTATTGTCTGCAAAGTAATTATTTGTATAATCCAATGCATAATTTCCATAGGGGGTATGGGGCTTTGACTTGAAACTGCCATATACAAATTGTCCTTCACCTAAAAGTTCAGTGAATTTAGCAACGATTTGTTTTCTTACTGTTTCCATTCTCCAGCATCCTGTTGAACATAGAGTTCAATCGTATCTCCGGATGGGAATGTACGATAAACCGCATACTTTTTGTCGTTGTATTTCACTGTTGTCTCACCATTGTAATCAATAGTAGGAATAACAAGCTTATACGCTAACTGTATGCCTGCCTGGTAGGCTTCATTAAATTCTTTTGAATAAATTCCACCAACTCGGCAAAACACTTCATTCTCCTTTTCGTTAACATGTTCCACACCATCTTCATCAACATATCTTTCTTTTTCGATCAGATATGCCACATCATAATAAAGATTATTCTCACGAGTATATTCATATGCCATACTATGTCACCTTCTTATGGGATTTATCTGTCATAAGAATTTGACGTAAATCCTCATATGTTTTGGCCATTGATTCTTTATATGAAGCATCCGTTGTACCAAATTTTGACTTTACATATGTTATTACCGCTACTACAATTTCATCTTCTAAATCATCCTCATCAAATAAGATATTTAATCTATCCAAATCGTATAAACATGCATTGATATATGTTTTTATTTCATCATCATATGCGCGTGATTTAGCTCTTGTAGCAGCAGTTCTAACACGTTCTAGAAGGCTTTCAGAAATGTTGAACGCCATTATCTATCACCTAAGCTTTCTTCGCACTGCTTTTTCGAGTGGTTTTCTTAGGCTCATCATCTAATAAAATAGGTTCTTCATCAGTTTCAATAGGTTCTTCATCATTTAATGATTGTGTTCCTGTTTGGCTTTCATTTTTTGTAACATCTCCATTGCTTAAGCTACTTTTTTTTTTAATAAGAAGATGTATTGAGGATCTAATACTTTACCATCATTGATGACCAATGCCTGTGTTACTTCCTCATTCTTTTCATAATCCCAGTACTTCTTCACACCAAACTGCATGTTTGAGTTGATCGCATAGGCTTCTTTTCCTACCCAATACATTCCGAAATATTCACCGTTCTTTGCTTCATCAAAATCTTTAAACGTATCATTTTCAACAAAATTAACAGTTCTAGCTTTGAATGTAGCGCGTTCTGCACCATCAACAGGATTAAATGTTTCTGCATAAACAGGACGATTATTTTGATCAGCCAATGTTTTAATGTTTGCTTCATATGTTGCAGGAGTCATTACAAACTCTGGCTTTAATTTACGCATTGACAATGGAATCTTCGCAAAGAATTTTGTTTGCCATGATTTCCAATCTTTCATTTCTTCCGCTGTAAACTCAATAATGTGATCTGTTTTAATACGTCCACTTACTTTATTAGCTTCTGTTAAAATACCTTCACACTCATTGTTTTCAGATTGACCTGTTAAAATTTCACGATCCATAGCTTCCAAATAAGCTTCTACAATAACTTTCGCTAATTCAGTTTCAAATGCATTTACAGTCAATACTGTTTGTAGTAATGTACGTGCTAAACGAATTTCACCAATCAAATATCCAAATTGTACAAATTCTGTAACAGAACCGGCCTTTTGACGATCAGATACTGTTGTTTCAGTGATACGTTTAAATGTAGCCTTGAATGAACCGATAGGATATTTAACACCACCACGGAAATTAGTATGTAATACCGCATTGTATAAGTAACCACGTGATTTACTTAATTCAGTCATTACTTTCTGAACAATTGTTTCAGGAATTAAAATACCTAGATCAGCTGCCACACCTGCTTCTGCGCTACGTTGTCTTAAGATTTCTGACTGTTTTCCTTTTTGAACGAATTCCATGAATGCACTACGATATTCCATATCGTCTTCCATTCCTTTTTTACGTTCTGACAATCCTTTTGGCATTGTTGGATGTCCTTTACTACGAGCTTGTTCCTGTTGTTTAACAAAAGTTTCTTCTTCATCTTCAATAGATTTTGCCATAGTATCTAAGAACGCTTGACGTTTTGCAACCTGGCCTTGTAACTCTTTGTCACGCTTTTGTAGGATATCAAATTCCGCCTGTAACATTTCCAAGTCTGTATTAGGATCGTTTTTGTTGACCTCATCTTGAATTTCTTTAAATCTTTTTTGAATCTGTTCGTGATTCATTGCATTGAATGCTGCTAGTTGTTGCTCTGTAAACATTAATTAATAGCCTCCTTAATCTGCAACAACAAACTCAGTCTTTCTCGTTTCTTTTCATTATCTTTTTTAACCCGTTCTTCATCCATTAAAGACTTTGCCCTTGCTTCAATAGACGTTTGATCATTTGCAGGAATCGACACTGCCGAAACATCATATATTTTTGACACTTTACGTGTTGTCCACGTTTTTGTATCTCTATCATATGATTCCTCATCCACCATGTATCTCCATGACATCTGAGTAACCATTCCTGCCTGAATACTGTCGTACAAACGTTTTGCAGCTTCTGTTCTTCCTAAATCTGCTGCAACAAACAATCCATGTTCATCTACTTCAACAATGAGTGAACCATTGCTTGTACGTGCATATACCATTCCTTCATGATCAAATTGGAATATGACATTACTCATATCAGCGTTGTCCAAGCTTGAACGCTCTATCAACTCATATACATCATTACCTTGATAATCTCGATAAAGAACATAAGGCTTGAATGTAGTAGCATATCCCTCAACATAGTATTGAGTATCAATCCGTTTATTCTCCGTCACCGGATTCATCTGAAACGGAATTGAGCGCATTTGGATTTTGCTGTGGTTCGGTTTCGCCATTGTAACTAATTCCTCCTTGATTTGATTTAGTTACCTGGATGTATTCACCTCGAATAAAACGTTTCTTACCTTCATCATCTGGTAAAGGCGCTTTGTTCATAATATTTAATGCTCCGTTTGTATCAATCATTCCTCTATCGAACATTTGAGTTGCAACATTCAGTTTTGTCTGTGTTGAATCATACTGTAAACGATCGCTTGTAAGAATGATTTCACTACCATTCATAATCTGATCTACAGAATAAAGCATTCCACTCAACACTTCTCCAACTTCAATAAAGAATGGTTCAATAATTGATTCATAAAATGCATTCCATTCATCAGGTTTATATTTATTTTGTAAAATAGCTTCACTAATTCCAAAATAGCTGTATACACTATTTTCAATGGCTTGCTTCTGCTTGGCATCCACTAATAGTGGTTTACTTTCAATCGGTTTTACTTCATCAAAGCGGTTATCAATAAGAAATACTCCTGTTTCATTCTTGTTCAAGTTATTTCTCAAGATTTGGTTCTGTTGCTCTTTGTAATCCTCATCATCATCAATCGGTGTTGAAATTTTAGCTAAGAATCGAACAATTGAACTCGACTTAATCGCATTGATTGCTCCTTCTTCCTGAGCAAGCATCAATTTAGCTGTTGTATCAAATGCATCATTTACATCACCAAAGTAATCATCTTTATACTGCATTTGTCTTAGATGTCCTACTTTACTGTATTCAATCAATTTTGTTTCGCCATAGATGAAATTAAAATAAATATAAACTACACCATTGATTTCTTTTAACTGGCACTGACTTGGTACTGCGGGCCACAATCCTTTTATCATTCCATATTCATCTTCAATCGGAATAATGAAAGCATTGTTTTCTGCAAAATATATGGTTGCCAGCCTTTTGTAAAATTGACTAGCTGTCATATAAGGATTTGGCTTTTTCTTAACCAAATAGTTATATATCTTGCTTTTGTAGTCTTTGTTTGTCAGTTCAGGTGAAGCCTTTCCACATGATGTAGCAATTCGATTGATACATGCTCTGCATAGTCCAATCTCATATATTCCACCATCATATGATGAATACACTGGTGAATATCCACCTAAGCTTGCAAACATTGAGTGTAATTGATTTTGTTTAGGTGCTGGCTTATTGAGTCCTAATAGACTTCCTAGCAAGCCAAATCTTTTTCTTCTGCTTTTAGCCACTAATTCACCTTCCTTTTCTTGTTTTCAAGGCGGTATTTAAATGTATCCCACCATTTTTGTCTTACTGTATATGCATCAATAACAGATGCATATCCATCAATATGTTTTCTTGAATCAGTTTTAATCATGCGAACACGATTGTCCTCCGCAACTTTCTTTAATGCCACACTAGACATATGTGCTTGTAAAAGTCCATTCGTTCCTGTATGAACAAATCCATCTCTTACATATCCTGTAAATTCATTAATAACAGGTGTAAGGTTAGTTCCCTGAATGACATCATCCATCTTGTATCCGTATTTCTTCATATCATCCACAAGATACTGAGCTGAATAACGGTCATATCCAACGACAACACAATAAATTTTGTATTTCTTACGCAACATTTCAAACCACTGCGTTACATCTTCATACCGTACAAAGTTTTCTCCACTTGGACTTAAATATCCCAATTGAATAAATCTTGTATATGGTATTTTGTCTCTTTCCTCGAGTTCCTTGATTTTTAATGTTGGAAGCCAGAAATGAGTAAATATGTAGTCATGACCTTGAATTCGTATAACTACAGATGCGGCTGTTAAATCGGTTGTTTGTGACAAGTCAATTCCACCAACTGCATATGTATGTGCAAAATCTTCAAATCTGAGTTCTTCACCTTTAACTTTGTTAATATCTTCCGCACTAAATAACGCTTCCGTTGAATTCTGTTTGATATTCGCATATTTTGTTATGAATTCAGCCTTATATGTAGGTGAGCTATGGGCCTTTAAAATTTCATTCTGCAAATATTCATAAGAAACTGATATTCCAAGGTTTGGCATTGCCTTCCTCAATTCAATAGGATCATCCCATTTTTGAATATCATCAATCATGTAAAAGAAAGGCAACATTTGTTTTTCATCAGACGTACCAAGTAAAACAGATGTTCCACGAACAAATAGTTCATCATATAATCCTTCATCAATATAGTTTGCGGTACTTACAGGAATATAAAGTGGATCAGGTCTTGCACCACCTGCCGACAACATAACGTTGTACATTTTCATACCCGCTTCACCTTCCCAGGCTGCAAACTCATCAAAGATTGTCAAATATGGGTTGAATCCGTCTGATTTTTTAGATGCAAAGGCAATTGGCTCCCATCGACAATTGTTCTGTTTCATGTAGATATCGGTTCTACGTTTTTTCACTCTTTGACTCAACGCTTTAGAGTGTTCCATCATTTGATACAGAACATTGTAAATGATCTGCGCTTGTTTTAACTTTGGCGCTATATTGTATATCTGCATACCTGCTTCATCAGATGTAAATCCAACATCAAGTTCAATACCTGCACAAAGAAATGATTTTCCTTGTTTTCGGCCCATGACCGTAGGTATTTCACGAAACTGTCTTTTTCCATTCTTATCAACAAGTCCGAATATGCACGCAATATAGTATTTTTGCCAAGGATCAAGCTTCACTTTTGTTGTTTTTCCTTCTACGTGATGACAAAACGTTTCAATAAACGCTATATGCATTTCCGCTTTTTTCTCATCATAGAAGAAATCTCCATTTGCTAAACCTCTTTCAACATATTGAAGATTAAGCTTTATCCACTTACCGACTACATCTTCACCAGATTTAATACGTTCTTTATAAATGTCTAGATATTTCATTTAAATCTGCTCATGAACTCATCCAATTCATCACCTTTTTTTCCGGATACTTCTGTTGTTTTTGAAAGTGAAGTAGGTGACAAGCCAAGTTCTTTGCAGTATTTCATAATTTGATCACGTAATTGAACGGTAATAATGTAATATGGTGAGCGTGATAAATTCGTTGCACCAGCCTTGTTCGTGTATTCAACAACCATCTGCAATGTTTTGAAACCATTTGCTTTACTTGAATCTCTCCATTGCTTCATTGTTGAATCGTATTGGGCCAAGGCATCTGCGAGTGAATCAATCGCAACTGAATATTCAGGGGAATATGTACCTAAATTTTCTAGTTGAGAATTTATTCTTTTTTTCCATGCTCCTTTTTGCATTTATCCTCCCTTCCACATCCTATAAGCATTCCATTTTCATCAAATTCAAAAGATGGTTTGCGTTTGGAATGTTCTTCTGCATGGCATAAGTCACACAACGCTTCCAAATTAGAATCACCAAATAGAATGTGTATATCTCTATAGTTGTCCTGGTCAATGTGTACTTTGTGATGTACACAAGTTGACCTGGTATAGATACCTTTTTTTAAACATCTTTCACAAAGCGGATGCGCCTTTCTATACGCTTTACTTTTCTTTTCCCAAGCCTTGCTTGAGTAGAATTTTCTAGCATAATTTCTAGCGCCTGTTTTCGTTGCTTCTGAACCATAATATTTTTTCATATCGCTACATTCAAAGTTTTAGTTAACAGATTTAAAGGAAAGGACGACAATCTAAACAGTAAACACTTTGAATGCAGTGATATGAAAAAGACCCGTGTTTCCACAGGTCTTTTTCACAACGGGCACAATATGAAACAATCCAAGAACTACCTTGTTTGTCCTAGAAGATGTTTTCCAATCTTCACAACTACAGAATATCACGGTTTTTCTTTGTACACTGTACAAAATGAAGAAATTTAGATTTTACCCCCTCTCGTGCGCGCATGACCGAGTTTTTTTAAACTCCCCACGCCGTTCCCCAAAGCCAAAAAAACTTTTAAAAGATAGGGGGTCTATACTGATCTGATCCCAGCCCTGGGCGCTTTCAGGGTTAAAAATCAAACCTATGCAGCTACCACCACACCGCACCGTTAACGGCTTCAGTCATATGAATGTCATATATTTATTATTGTGTTGAAACATTTTTCAACACGTCGTGTTGTAAGCGTTCTTTCATACCATAACCATAACTACATTAATAGAACACGCGCGCACGTTCTTATATATGCAATAAACGTTTCATCACTCCAATACATTGGATTATATGCACCAACTCCATACACTCCAACACGTCCATTGTCTTCCTGGAACTGAAGCAATTCACAAAAAAAAAGGACGCTCACCACGTCCATACATGTATATATTACTAGTCTGTTAACTATATGTTATAAGACCAGAACCGAACACGCTCAAAAGCCTTTTAAATAGGCGCTAGAAAGCACGTTTCAAAAACAAAAAGCTTTTTGAAAAAATGAGCATAAAAAAAAGACGGCTTTATATTTTAGTGCCGTCTTCAAATTCAAAATAGCATTTGTATTTTGCGCCTATCGCTTGCGCCATTTTTTCAAGCTCTTCATCTGTGAATTTTTCGCGTTTGATTCTAGTGCTTACATTTTGCTTGGTGCATCCAAACGCATCCGCGATATCTTGCTGGCTTTTATGAGCATAAGCAAGCGCGGCTATAATTTGATTTTCTTTCATATAACTGCATGCCTCCCGTCCTATATTTATTTTATAATATCAAACATTATATTTCAATAATCAAACATTTATTTTATTTTTTGCTTGACAATGTAAAACGTTCGTTTTATTATGTAAACGTCTTAAGAGACAAGCCACACGAAAGGAGGTGCAAACGTGGCAAAGTATAAACGTAGCAAACCAATGAAACGTCGCGATAGAAAAAAGCGCGAAAAAAAAGAGCGCATGATTTCGTACCTATCCAAAACGTTCGAAATTATATACACGCTCTTAATTGGTGAAGCCCTCAAGCTTCTTGCTAAATATCTAAGTGACTTATTTTAGTCACTTAGGTACTTATATTATACCACGTTTTAAAATATGGAACTACTAAAAATAGCGTTATTACTATCGTTAGCATTCAATGCATATCTTTTAAAAAAAATGATTGAAAAGTAAGGAGGTTAAAGATTATGTGTGAAATGAAAGCTTATATTACAAATTTAGGTAAATACAATGAGGGTTGTTTAGTTGGTAAATGGATTGATTTCCCTATCGATGAGGATGATTTTACAAGCGAACTTGAAAGCATTGGAGTGAAAGAAAACACAATATATGAAGAGTGGTTTGTGACTGATTATGATTGCGCATTATTCGATATGTATGATGCATTCGGTGAATATCCAAGTATTGACGATATTAATGAAGTGGCTGAAGCATTAGAAGACAATGAAAGTGAATTCACTGCATTAATGGAAGTATGCAGCTATACGGATGCATTAAGATACTTAGAAAGTGAAAACTATACTTTTTACGAAGGTATGACGTTGGAAGATGTAGCTTATGAACTTGTAGAAGAATGTTATGAGCTTCCAGAAATTGCGCAAAGATATTTTGATTATAAAGCGTTCGCGCGTAATCTAAGTTTTGACGGATATACTGAAACTTCAAGCGGAGTTATTTGTCTATGTTAACCCGCAAAGATCTTGACAAGATGAGCGCCGTCCAGGTGCTCATACTTGCATTATTAAAATTCTACTTCTATATGTGTTTTGACATGTTGTTGATAGGCTTATTTTTAGGCCTATCAAACATAGTGATGCCACTTATTTATTAATTATTGGAGGTTTTAAAAATGAATAATAATGAATATATTGAACTAGTAGAAAAAAAGTTGGATCAGCTCAACGCAAATAGTCTAAAGGCAAATAGTCTAATGCCTTTTTCAATAAATAGACATTTAAATGGTCTATATGATCTCAATTATGGCATGGATGTAATAGCATGGATGCTTGAACCGCGCGAACTTTGGCAGCTTGTAAATACATTATTTATTTTAAATATTTTAGGAGGTCTTAAAAATGACAATATGGAAGCGTGAGCGAACTCACTTTAATTACTACATCACAAATGAAAGAAAACAACCACACATTTACGTTGAAGCGTTAGGAACTCCCAGCGCTTCAACTGAAAAAATTTTAAAAGATCATGGTTTTAAATTTGATCATAATAAATGCATGTATGCAGCAGCTCAAACAAATGAATTAAGGCTTTTTGTCGCTCATGATCTTGATAAACTTTTCAATTATGATATTCATTTGTTTTTTAACACTGAAGCAAAAAAAGAACTTTTTGCGCCTGATATCCAGGAAATAAAAGATATCTGTTATTTCTTCAAAATTTATAAATGCTATGTTGATATTTTAAATAAGGATCTTTTTAAGATTTGTAAACCAGGTTCAAAATCTTTGCTTTTTACTTATAACACAACTTATAAAACTATAGACTTATTTAGTAGAAACAAGATCCAAGAAAGTTATATATACAATAATGGAAAAATTGAAAGAATAAGCATTGAAAAAGCTGCACCAAAAAAGAAGAAGAAAGCAGCACCAGAACAACAAAAAATCAATATGGAAGAGTTTGAATTTCCATTTTAAAAAAGGACTTGCGAAAAGTCCTTTTTTTATGTCTTCTTTTAGTTGGATCAACTGCAAAAAGTTTTTCTTGTTTCTTTTGTTTGAATATAAAAAAGGCCTTAAAAGCTTACTGAAAGCAATTAAAACCCTAATTAATTAACCATCTATATTATAAACCGTGTTTTTCACTTTTTCAATTTAAGAAGTTCCTCATTTGTCTAGGATCTAGAATACTAAACACTTTCATTAAGTTTGATCTTGAATTAATATAAAAATATTTTGAATCCTTTTTGAGACCATTTCCAATTTCTTTATTCAATAACTTTACAACCAAACTATCAAACTTTTCTTTATTGACTTCGAAATACCATACTTCTTTAGAACCATCTGTTTCTAAAGAAATAATTTCTGCATCATCCGAACATACAACAACTATTGTTGTATCTTTATAACTTATATGAATATCAGTATATAAAAACTTGTTTTCAAACATTCCAACACCTCCAGAAGCTTATTTATCCAGGATTAGAAAAACTTTTTCTAATTGTTCTTGAGACGTTGGAAAAAACTTTTGAGATTCTTTTTCATGCTTGCATAGAATCGAACCGTCAAAAAACTTTTCCAGCAACTGAGAAAACTTTTCTTTCTTCACATAATAAACATAATTCACAGATACATCTTCATCATCATGTGCATTGTATTCAAAAACTTTTTCAACCATCTTAGAACAAACAACACCAATTTGTACATTATCATATCTCACAAAAACTTCTTTGTAAGGAAACTTATTTTCATCCATTTCATCACTCCTAAAAAACTTTCTACATATCAATCAACGCTCTTAAAAACTTTTTATATTCTTCATCTGAATTTAGATAAAACTTATTGCAGCCATTCATTACGTCTTCATAGTTTAAGCAATCAATTTCATTATCTAAAAACTTTCTATATAAACTTTTGAATTGCGGTTCACAAATATAATGCTTAATAACGAGTATACCATTCTTATCATAATTACACCTATAAAACTTTTCATCTGCCATATAAACACATACAACACGATCTCCGTATTGTACAAATAAACTTTGTGTATTATTGATCATAAACAGCTTATTAAGCTCATCACCTATATTTATATGTTTTTCTGTTAAAAACTTTGGTAATTTGTATTTCATTTTCTTTACTCCTTAAACTTTTCTAATAAACTTATTTCTGTATAATTATCGTGGAGGATAACAAAATGACAGAAAATGAAAAAAGTAATGATGGTGTTCAATCTAGAACTAAAGGCACAGTCAAGAAAGAAATACCATCAGAAGGCGGAAAATAACCTCCATAGTCACTATCGTTGTTCGATGGTGACTATTTTCATTTCATCATTAATAAAAACTTTTGCTCCTGGCAATGCACAAGCTTCCGAAAAACTTTTCTCAGATACACTTTTTCTTGGTACTATAGTAAATTCACCAGTTCTTTCTGAATGCATTTCAATATATCCACACGCAATAAAACTTCCTTCTCTAGTATAGAAATATCCAATTGTCATGTTATCACTTTCAAAAACATCTTCCTGAATAGTTCCAAAAGTCATTTCAGACAATCCTTTGCCTTTTCTAATCAAATTAACTAATGTTCTAAAAAGCTTAATAACATGAGCATGTACAGTAAACGAACTTATTAATGTTAATAAAAATGTAATCAAAACACTTTTATAAATATTCCATTTCAAATAATCACTAAAGAAGAAGCAAACAAGAATATTAAACAAGGATAAGATCATCAAATACAATCTTTCTTTATCTGCTCGGTCTTGTTCTTCAATCACATTTGTGCATGTTAAAACGTAATAATTTAAATATCCACATCCACCAGCTGCAACAAACGCTAGTAAAACATCTTTTATGAAATCTTCCACATTATCACTCCTATTTATCTGCAATCGTTTCTACATAACAATTATAATAAATATATCTTTTTCCATCATAATCAAATTTTACATATCCACCATCATTTGTTTCAATATCAATTCTACCTTCATAGCTTGCTAAAATTTTTCCATCTGCTGTATACACATTGATTATTCTATCCAATCCACCATTCAAATCTGATTTTATATCAGTACCCCAACGATCCGCAGATGCACATCCAAATAAGGAAATGCCAATCATTCCAACCATTAATAATTTGTATATTTTATTCATTTTATTCCTCTTTTCTATGTCCGATAACTATATATTATCAGACTAACTGCAAACCTTTTAAAAGCCTAGTAAATAGGCTACTTTGTAACACTTTTCTAAAATAAAAACTTTATGAATTTTTGAACCATGCTATAATGTGTTTATTTATTTGTATCTTCTACGTTAATCAAGCCATGTTCAATCGTTTCTTTAACAGGAAAGAATGTTATTTTATATCCATACGGATTTTCTTTTACCGAATCGGTCTGAATACTTGTATATGTAACATCTTTTGATAAATGTGCATAGAACAATTTATATTTATCTTTTCCAGTTTTAATCGTTACATTCAAATCGCCATCACTATCTGTTTCAATAGATATTTTTCCTTCAACAGAAAATAACGGTTCATTTGTTCTAGTATTTAATGCCACAACCTTTCTTGATATTTTAAAGTTGTTTGCATCCACTCTTAAATTATGATTAGCTGTATCTGATTCTTGGCATCCCGCCAAGCCTAGACACATTGTCATTCCTAAAATTGCACATAATATTTTTTTCATTTGTTCAAATCTCCCATAATGAGCTTTTTAAGCTCTTTTTTCATCGCGTAATACATTTTCATTCTGCTACAGAACTTTTCGCCTGAAAGCTTCTCAAATGATTCTCCGTTGATATAATGACGTTTCATATATAAACGAATATCATCATCTGGAATAAGATCAATAATTGTTTCAACTTCTCTCATCTTTCCTAAGATAAGATTCTTATCATCTTCAAGCACTTTTTCTTTTGAAATAAACTTTACAAGAACATCATTTGTAATATCCTTATTTTTCTTTGAATCCAGTCTCTGCTCAAATGATGGAGATTTTGGATCTGAAAATTCTTTTTTTCGAACCTCCAAATCCTTTAAAATTCCATCCAACGATTTAAACTTTCTTTCATAGATTTTGAACATTTCAAGCTTTTTAATTAATGCATCCACTTGAACATCTACATATTCTTCATAATCCGTTTTACTCATTTTCTCTCCTATTTAATTTCTTCAATTTCCTCAATGCTGCATGATGGAAATTTCATATAGAATTTATACATTGCCATGCTTTTCGATTCCTCCTGGACTTCCATCACACAAATATTATTGTCTTTGATATATTTAATTCTGTATTTCTTTAACATCTTTATATTCTAACCTTTCCAATCGCTTAATTATTTTGTTTCATCAAAATCATCATACAAATATTCTTTATTCACCTTATTTTTTAAATCCATAATTTCCATACTTTGTGCTGTAATCATATTTTCTAAACTTGTAATCTGTGATACCATTGCACAACTACATACAATCAATCCGCATATAGCACCTAACATCAATCCTATTGTAAACCACATATTAGAAACCACTTTCCAACGGATTACCTGATGGTGCGTTCAATCCATATAATGTTGCATATACAATAACTGAATATACAACATAAAGTACTGTACAAGGAATAATAAGATTCAGGTTCTTAATAATTGATTTTTTAATTTTATTCATCATCATTTAAATATTCAAACTCTTTCATTAACTCATCCTTCGTCCGCTTAAATTCTGATTCGATTTGTTTCTGTACATCAATCTTAGTTTGTTTAAACCATTTCTTTTTGAATTTCCTGACTGTATCGCGATATCTTTCTTCACTACTATCACACGATTGCCACCACTCTAAATCATGCAGCACATCAACTAAATCTTTCATCATTTCATTTAATTGAGAATCGAACATTCTGTTAACACATTCTTCTTCAACTTTGCAATACACATAGCTGTAACTTCCACCACTCATTAGTTAATCTCCTTTTCAATCTACAATCTTTCTACCACAATTTGGACAGTATTTGGGTTTGTAACTATAAAAGAATTCTACTCTATTATCTTCGTCGCTTTTAACTCCTGTTTGGTGTACTGATATGAATCCACAATTAGAACATTTAAATACATCCCTTGAATCATATTCTAATTTGTTAGTGCAAGTTTCTTCTTCAAGCCAACCAAGTTCTATGCATTGTTGGATGATCGCCATTAATTCATTTACCGATATGGCTTCTGTTGTTAATTTATTTCCTAGTACATCTTTAACTGCAATACGTCTAGATACTTTATCAAACGCAATATCTCGTGATGCAGTAGTATTTACGCATCCATACGTTATAAGAGTGTTTGGTGTTATTTTTTTTGTGAATCCTAACCTTCTAAACATTTCTTCAGCAGTCATATCCTTCTCCTAATTTACTAATAGCCAAATACTCAACATTTTGTTGACCTTCATACCAATCATTTAACCAACTTATAGTATCCTCGCAACAATTCCACGCTGCACATTCCGTCAAATACGTCCATTCTTCTTCAAAGTCATATTTGCATCTCAAATAAACTATAAAGCTATCATCATCATTTTCCGCTATGTAATCATTTAATTCTTCTTCTGTGATTCCCTTTTTCAATCGAACAAATTCAATTGAAGGTATTTTAATCTCATTCATTTTCTTCATACTCCTTATTCCAACCTAATTCTTTGCATTGTTGGATAATTGCCTGCAACTCATTTAAACTAATGGTATGAAAGATTTTACTGACTATGATATTTTTACCATTCAAATCAAATACAATTGAATCGACCCTGAAACATCTAGTGTATCTGTAAGTATCATTCACTCCATCACTGGTATATTCTTTTTCAAATTCATACCCTAATCGTTCAAACATTTTTTCAGCCGTTGACATCTTTAATCACCTCGCAATTTGCTAAAATATCTTCAATTCTTGCATTCTCATCAACACCTTTGAAATACCCTTTTTCTTTAATTCTCATTAAAGCACTTATATCTTTGAACATGCACTTTCTTAAATTGCCTTCCACATAGCTTTGTAATAAATCATTTTCAAATTTAGTTAATTTGTATACTGGCTTTTTGTATGGCTGCTTTAACCATTTAAATTTATTTTCGATACAATCGCCATTAAAGTCACATTCTCTACAATGTATGTCCAAGCACCGCTTAACTCTTCCGTCAATTAGAGCAATATCACCAATTTTTCTTGTTGCCAAGTATTCAAAATAATGTTCAAAATTCGTTACTGACTTTATTGCTTGTTTTTCTTCTAACCAACCTAATTCTTTACATTGCTTTTGAATTGCTTTTAATTCTGGGATGCTAATATTTACACAATCAAAAACTCCTTTTGCTTTTCTGAATTGTTTGTTTTTAATACAAAATTCAATCGTAATATTTTTTTTACCATCAAAATAAGATATAAGTGTGTCTTCGCTATATGCTTCGGATAGCTTATATCCGATTCCTTCAAACATCTCTTTTGCATTCATAAGTAAATTCACCTCCTAATTCATCTATTTGCTTTTGAATAGCTAATATTTCTTTGATGCTTAAAATATGTGGAAAGCATCCACCTTTTTGACCAAAGTAATGAGCATTATAAGTTTTATCCTTCAAATCAAACTGAATATAGCAGAAACTATTTCCGTAAGGCTTTCTATACGAAATAAAACGTTCATTTAGTATTCTTTCTCTTTCATAGCCTAATCTTTTAAACATTCCTTTAGCACTTATTTTCATGTTCTATTTTTTCCTTATTCGGCTGAGGAAATGGCATCCAAGCTAAACCTTCTAAATCCATACCACTTTCAAGTTCATATACACAAAAATCAGGTGATTCCCATGTATCAATCCAAACATTTTCCTTATCAAGCATGCCACTCATATCCCATACGAGTATGTCCTCATCAATATCAGGCAACTCACAATTAAGTACACCTTCTTCATCAAAAGTAAATGGAATCCACTCAAATGATTCTGCTTTATCAACTAATTCTTTCAATACATTTAAATTATGAAGATATTCATTTTGAAGCTGTGTTCCGCATTTGTACAAATCGTTCATGTCTACAACACCATCACCACCATCATCTTTGAATGGACTAGTTAAAACCATTCCTTCTAATCTTTTTAAAGCTTCCTGGTATTTATTCATAATTCACCGCCTTGATAGATGTAAACATATCAACCCAACTTTGCAAACACTCGATTTGTTCTTGTGTAAGATCAACAATTCTTTCTTCAACTTCGGCTTTAGCCTCTTCAATTGTTTCAGCATTCAAAGAATCAAAATCACTTTCATATACATTTTCAAGCGCATAAAACGCACAGAACGTACCATCATCTTCATCTTGAAGTATAGTTGCAATAATTTCATCTTCATCAAATCTTCTAAAATGAAGTTTATAATTCTTTTCTATTTTGTCATATTCCCAATATTTATCTTCACTACTGTATAAATACATTCTGGTATCCTCCTTAAATTTGTTTTATATCGTATACTCTCTGTCCACAATACGGGCAATACTGAAAATCATTGCTTTCATCTAGCACTATACCCCCAATTTCATTTAACACTTCTTTACATTCAATTTTATTCATTCTCTTTAACCTCTAAATCGCTAAATTCTGATTCTATTAAATATCTGTAGTCTCCATAAATATATTTGCCGTCTTCTCCGTCATACACATCTCTAGAGCAATACATCTCTTTACGCTCGGCTCTGTCATCTGCTTCTAGTAATAAGAACAAATCGTATAAATTACCGCCATAATTTTTTATTTCATGTGACAAATCATCATCACAGTAGATAAACCCACCATATTCATATTTTTTATTCATAATCCTTTATCTCCTCTTATATTCCCCTGTTCTTACATACTCAAGTGATCTAACAATATGTTCTAAAATTAGTAATTCAAAATCATATTTATCTATCGCTTTGAATTGTGTAAACATTTGTTCATTATGATTTACTTCTAATTCATCATCTAAAAATGCTTTTTCAAGTTCATTTAATTTACGAATTTCATCCATTTTATTTTTGTATGCATCTATTAGTACGTTAAGTCTTAATTCAACTTTAGACATCCTCTTTCTACTCCTATAAGCATTCATACTGCATGATGCAGTACATTGCATCATATATTTCATTGTCACTAGGTAATAAATCCAAATCTTTACGTACCATATAATAAGTAAGCGTATCAGTAATTGTATTTAATGCTTTTTGATACTTATTCATTTTCTTTATCCTTTCAACACGATTTTTTCCAATTCAAATCCATCTATATCACCATTACTTTTGATATGTTCAATAATGCATTCTTTTTCGTATTCACTTAAAGTACTGAATCTATATATAACAAAAATATACCTTTTCCAATTCGCATCATTTTTATTCACAAATATAAATTTATACATAAATAAATCATTCGATTTTTCGTCAAAAAATCTATCTGTTTTAATCCAAAACTTTGTACCCCCATCTGTAATATTTATTACAATAACGGCGTGTTCCACTTCAATCATTTTCTTTTTCCTTTCAAAAAATATTCTTTCCAACATTCTTTGGACTTCTTTTCATATTCTTTATTAAAAAAATATTTCTCAGAGTCACAATGAAATTTACATAAAATACATTCTTTTTTCTTCTTTTTATCAACTGCTCTAATATCAAAATTTGCCGGGCAACCATTGAGTCCATTGTTATGTGTATATTTACAAGCTTTATCTAATGCTTTTTCAAGTACTTTAATTTCTTTTTCATATATCATTAAATCCTCATCATTTGAATCATCATTTAAAATATCCTCAATTTCCTTAATTGAGCTTTTTATAATGTCTTCATATATCTCTTTTGGCATGAAATTATATGTGCTATTAAACTTAACTGATAAGTTGTATTTACTATTGATTTCATCGAATTCATAAGGTGTCATACTTCAACCTCATAATCTTGTGGCATTTGATAAATTTCTTTCCATTCTTTTGTGAAATATTTACCAATACAATTCACATCCTCGGTATAAGACTGATGTTCAGTCATAATAGAAGTTTGTATTTCATCTAAAACCTTTAAAGCTTTATCTACTGTAGAATATTCACCTAATGTACAACCATTCCCTACAATGTATATTCCTGTTTCAAATTGCTCAATTACAAAACGATTAACATCTTGTAATTGCGTTCTATTCTGACTTCTAATCCACATCCTAGTACCCCTCTTTCAATCTTTGATAATTCACTTTGTTTTTGTCACAATATGCTTTGTGCACATCTTCAATCGTGAAACCTAAGTATTCAGTGATTGCGATTAGTCTTTCAAGCTTATTTGAGTTAATGCTCGTTAAATCTGCAAGTAAATAAATAATTCCAGTTTTAAAAGCTTTAATTTCACAAAAATATGTTATAGCATTGTCAATCATTTGTTCTTCTGCTCTCAACTCCTCTTCACCGTTATCGAAATGATTTTGATAACTTAAAACGAAATGCCAAATATCAACTAATTCTCCTAGAACTTTTTCTTCATCAACAGGTGCTTGAGATTCCTTCCACCAACACCAATCCCCTTTTAATTCGTGCGTAAGTTCTCCAACTTCATCTAGAATTGCGAAGCCAAGATTTTTTTTGTCAATTTCAGTTAATCCGTATTCTTTCATAATTGCTTCATCTAGTTTAGCTTGCATTTGAAGCATTTCTTTTATTAAATCAATATCTTTACTTGTCATTTGTTTCTCCTTTTATTCATCTATGAAATTTATGATATATGTTAATTCTTTCATTCTTTCTACAGCTTCTTCTTTAATGAATTGCAAAGTTGCTCTCTTTGCTACTTCAAAACTTTTAAACGGATGAACAATGCTTATTGTTTCTCCAAAATACAATGTGAAATATACATAAAACAATTTTGGCTCACTCTCGTTAAGCTGGTGCTCTTCAATTGTTGCGATTGCTCTGTTTTCATTGTAGGCATCAGTCAATACAAGTCGTGTTATTTTTTGCCCGTCAAATCTGTTTTTTTTCCATATTAATTTCATATTTTTCTCTTCGGCAACAATTTCAGATTTTTCGGCAACAACTTCAGATTTTTTATCTTTTGTTATTCTATGTTTTACATGATCTTTACCGGTTAATAATCTATATAAACAAGTTTTTCCACCAAAAAATTCAAGATTTCTAGAATCAAGATCCATTGATCGTACCTCTAAATCTTCATTAAAATACAGTGGGTTGCATTGCTTAAACTGACCATCTACATCAAATACATCATATGGTTCTAAGCCATTATCTTCCATGAATTTTTCAATCACTTTTGTTTCAATCATTCTATTTTCTCCAATTCCAATTCTTCACATATTTTTACGATTATAAATCCATTCCTTGAATGTTTAATTTTTCCACATTTTTGTTTGCAGTACATCGATCTAAAACAATTAAGTGTTGTTTCTAGAAAAGATGCGCATTCATTCTCAGTGCCAATGCACACTGGAAGGTCATCTTTATAAATTCCGTATATTTTTCGTGTCATTCCATTCCTCTAAAACAAATTGTTTAGTTTTGCTCCTCTAAAAATTACTAGCATTGATGGAAAAGGTGCACTGTTCTTTCCTTCTCCAAATTTTAATCTCCCTTTGATAAATCTGATTTCACTTCTATGCAGAATGAAATCATGGAAGTATTTAGTATCTGTCCGAGCTGGAATCAACATAACCACTAACGTGTTATCCTTAATTCCTTCACGATATGATTTTTCTACCCACTTGCTGATTTCAGTTCCATATGGTGGATTGACAAATACTCTTTGCCCCCCCCCAATCCTGTTTCAAGCCATCTTGCTTCTTTGTAAAATATCTATCACATTTATGGTTTTCATCAGTAGAGCAAGGATCTAAATTAAAGTTAAATTCTTCATTTAATTTGTCAAAGAATTCTTGCGGTGTTGTCCATTCATTGGACTTGCTGCTAAACATAACCGTATTCATCAGTTCAACCTATAATTCTTTCCAGGCTCTTTCTCAATTTCAAAGAAGAAACCATTGCACTTCTCAACGATTCTTCCAGTAACTGCTTCATTGATTTCAATCATTTCCTGGCTTGTTCTTTCGCAGGATATGATCGTCTGCATGTTGTTGTTATAGCGATAATCAATCAAATCAAAGATTGCTTTATCATCCAATCGATTGGCGCTAGATTTGAATAAATCATCTAGATACAAGATTTGAGCGTGTTTAGCACGTTCTAGAAGCGAATAATCAAAATTGCTAATAGAATTGCTCAACTCAATATATCTGACGTACAGAACACGTTTATTTTGTTCTAACAACCAATTACTGATTCCAGAACATAGATGTGTTTTCCCACATCCGCTCTGTCCTAAAAACATCAACCAATTGCAAGGAGTATGTTCTGCAAAATTGTTTTTACAATCCTGAATGTAATTCACTGCCATTTTTTTGATTGCTTCCTGCCACGGATCAGATGCAACAAAATCATTGATTCGTTTGTTCAACAAATCTTTTAAGCCACTGTTCTTTTTGTTCTTCTCAATCCACTCACTGCGATAGCTTGATAGTTTCTCACAGTCATTTCTTTTTGAGCAGAACACCTTTGTTGCAGCCACCAAGTATTTCCCATCGTAATACGCTGGCTTTTCCCAAATACCACAAGCGCCTGCTGCCATGCATTTGTCACAATTGCTTTGGCAATGTTTGCTTTTAAGATATTTCTCATTGTTCGCATCATTTTGTTTTTGGATTATTTCACTAACTGACTGCATTACATCTTCATTCCTTTCGTGATTACAAAATCATTTGTTTTTTGTTTAGGTGCTACACTGTTCAGATAAATTTCAAACTTAGATCCAAACAACGTATCTGGTCTTAGATACTTGTTCATCTCTGTATCGTTTAACCATTCATGCGCTTTCACATCAATCACAAGCTTAAAGTCTTCTAACCTGAATCCTTCATTCCATCTAGCATGAATCTTATCTCTAGCAATTCGATTGCTATGTTTGTAACGTTTTGAACATTTAGAATTCAAGTAGTCAATAATTTCAACATAAGGGATTGTTTCTGATGCTGATAAATCAGTGTCGTCGGAACTTTCTTTTATATTTCTTTTATTAACTGTGTTACTAACTGTGTATATAACTTTCTTAGATTGGTCATTTTTGGCCATTGTACATTGGTCATTTTTGACTATTCTACAATTGCCATTTTCGACCGTTCGATTAGTCACTTTTGACCAATCGATAGATAAGGCACTTTTTAACTTTTGTCCTACTTCTCCAAACGCATACCAAGTTGTATGATTCCATGGATTTTCGTTATAGTTTCCCTTAACTAACAAGTCCAGTTCAACCATTTTATTTAATATTCTTTTTATCTTTTGAACATTCCAATACGGGAACATTTTATGCAATCCTTCATATGTATTGAACGTCCAATATTTCCCGTCCTGGAAATTGTAATTATTTGCTTCGTTCTTGCTGATCCAAAAACAAAACATATCGAACATGATAGCTATTTCAACTCCATATTCATTCGCAATTTCTGCATCAAAACTGTGTTTCATTTTCTATCCTCAGAATAAAGATATTTCCTTTATTCTCTTTCTATTCCTTGTATTACTTTTAGGTAGAATCACAAGCTCATAAAGCCTTCCATCTACCTGATAAAAACGATATGCTGCACCCATGCAAGAAATGTTTTTTCTTTGTACAAGTGCAGCTGTTATTCCATATTCTTCAAACATATAAACTGCATCAGGAACTACCTGTAGAACCTCATATGATGCATTTTGAACCTGAATAACATCTCCTGTATTAACATTAGTAGCTTCTTTCATTTGTTTCTCCCGTATTGTATAATTACCTCTTTACCTACTCCTTTTCGCATAACTCAATGATTCAAGATTTTGCTTCTTCATTTTCCTTGTTGTACGAACATAGATTCTTGTAGTTTCTAAACTAGAATGACCCAAAATGTCAGCTAGTTCAGTAATCGCATTTTCACCATTCTGCATCAAATACTGAATCGCAAACAAATGTCTGAATGCATGAGGATGTACTTTACCAAGCTTAATCCCTCTGCATTTACCAGCAATCATCTTTAAGTCTCTAGACAACACACGAGCGTTTACAGGACTTTTCTTATCAGAAGATGTAAATATACACCCTTCTTCAATTTTGTTGTCCTTGCAGTATTTTAGAAGCTCTCTGCGCAAGTCTGAACGTAGAATGATTTCTCGACCTTTTCCTTTGTTCATAACATACACATTATCATCCGTTACTGCTTCTACAGTGAAGAACTGTAGTTCACTCAAACGAATGCCCGTATACCCAAATACCTTCATGATCTCGTATAAGTCCATACGATTGATTTCTCGGGCTTTTTTCAATAGTCTTTGAAATTCATTAGGTTCTAGAATATCATCCAAAGAATCGTCTTTCTGGACTCTTACGTTCTTCAATAAATTCTTTGAATAATATTTTTTAAGTTTCAGGAAATTGAAATCATCATCTGAATCTATGATTTCTGCATATTTAATAAATTTATTAATTATCACAATATAGTTGTTTACTGTACTGATTTTATAATCATGCAGCAGTTTATCTTTAACACCAACTATATCGGACTTTTGTATTTCACCATCAGGCAATGAGTCAACAAACAAAGTAGCAACATGCTTGTATTTACGAATGGTATTCTTACTTTTCTCATCCGCTGTTTCTTCTTCAATAAACCCGTCAATTTTTGTTTGTAACTCATCCTTAGTCATATTACTTAACTACCTGGATGATTGTTGTAACCAAGATCTTAGTAGACAAGAACACACATACATTCAATACAAGCAAAACGATATTGATTAATGTACACGCAACTACATAATTCTTTGGCTTAGGTTTCTCATTCATGACAATCTTGTCATCTAACTTATTAATCTCATAATTATCGAAATCGGGAATCACCCAATTTTCTTTTTCTTCTTTTGTCATTTTATATCTCCTTATATAATAGTGATTGGAGGTGAAAAGAAATGTCTGATTTAGCAATTCAAATCCATAAATTTGTCCTAGCAAACAAACGTGGAGAAGAAAAACTATGCAGTTTAGAAGATGTCATCGATGCGTTCCCTACTCATTCTGAAGATCAAGTCAAAAAAGCACTTCACGAATTAGGTGATGACGGTTACATCCGTTCATTTATGAACGCTGACAACTTCATTTATTACGTATTCAGTGTGATAGAATAAGTATTAGCACTCTTTTGAGTGCTTTTCTTTTTGTCTTACCCTTTCATGAATCGAATATGCTCTATCTTGATGATCTATTCTTTTCACCAAAATCCAATCCTTAGCCAAAATATCTTTTGTTGTAATACCTGCCATGCGAACAATATATCCTTTAAAAGGAATATAAGCACCATAGCCATAAATAGCATTATCAAACGGCACTAAATAGCCATTTACAGTTGTTAGGAATGATTTCTTACGTACCATTCCCATTTTTCTTTTCTTTGCCAGCTTAGTGGCTTTAACAATATTCATTTTTTATTTCTCCTTTTAGAAACTGTGATATAATAAACATGTGGCTAATTTATACAGGGCTGCTGCCCTAGCACTCTTGTCCAAGAGTGCTTTTTATTTGTTCCTTCCAAATGTCATTAAGAGCACTTCGGGTTTCAGGGAAGTATTCAACAAACAACGGAGTAGGAACTGCAAGAGTCTTTCCAAGCATAGTGTCTCGATATGATCCTTCAAATATTTCACCCTTTTTATCTTTTTGTCTGCGTAGATTATGTAAAATCTTCCTGGCTTGTGTATCCTTTACAGGTAAAACCAGAAGTACATCCTTCACAGTTACGTACGCTTTCATTTCTTTTTGCTCTCCTTTCCGTTATGTTCATGTGTATAATTGATACGGAGGTATAACACATGAAATTACTAAATACTTTTAAATCACTACTCGATATCGTCAATAAAATTATTCCTAGTTTTAGAATCATACGTTTTAACTCAAAAGTAATTGATTATGAGTTACAAAATAAAACTACTTTGCTCTATATTCACCTTATAAACGATTCAAACTGTGATATAGAAATAAGAAACATTTCCATTGCCGATAACGATAAAGAATATCCTGTTCTCTTAGAACCGACCCTCATTAAAGTTGAAGGCGGTAAAGCTCAATATTCTTCTGCACTTCCTTTTCAAATGAATCCAAGGACGTCAAATTACGTTTATTTAATATTCCGTAATTATGAAGGAAGGTCTTTAGAGATTGATAATCTTCTCTCTTTGAAATTTCAAATAAATCGTAAGGAGTTAGTGATAAATCAATTCCTACCTCGTAAATCTTATTATCTGCATAATAAGCTGAGGTAATTACATTTCCTTTTTCCATAACATTCTCCATAAAATATAAAAAGCCTTGTGTAAACCTAAATAGTGGAATTTTACACAAGGCCTAAATTTACATTTGTTTTGTACACACATAAATGGTATACTACAGATGGCCTTGTGCCATAGTGATGATGTTCTCAATGTCGCAAACACGGAAGCATCTCACGTATCATTAGGGTTCGTGTCCAGTCGCCAAACTTAAGCACGTTCCCTATAA